GAGAAAGGTATTCGTCCATCATCAAATAACAATGCTCCAAGTTTAACTCTTGCGGAGTTAACTTTTCGCCTTGTCAGGTTGACGAAGATACCGCGCTCATTCGCAAGTTCCGTAGCTTTGTGGATTCTGGATGGATACTCTGCTCTGTAGGCAGAGTAAGCCTCATCCCAGACTTCTTCGTAGGGCTGACGATACTGCTTGGCGTTCTCGTAGAGTTCCTGAATCGCTTTGCCAACATCATCAATGTCAGCAACAGTGACCTGGACCTCTACTTCTACCTCTTCGTCTTCTACTTCTTCAGAAACTTCTTCTAGCTCTTCAGCCATTAATTATTTATTCCGATTGAAAGTTCCCTTTCGCGCGTATTTAGTTTTCCAACTTCCACCCACTGTTGGGCTTAAATTAAAAGTTTTCACAATCTCTCTTTGCTGTTTTTGTAATTTTTTAAATTCAGGAGTGTTACCTTCCCCATTTGCCTTCATGCGTTTTATTTTTCTTTCTAAAAAAGAAGCCTGTTGAATTGGTGTTCTTCCACCTACCCCTTTTTTCTTGCCAAACGCATCTCTAGTTTGACTTGCTTCTCTCTTTGTCTGTTTAGGAGGAGCCTTTCTGAGTTCTGTTTTCTTCCCTCTCATGTCATTAGTTCATGATGTCAAAGACTTTAGTGTCTTTAGGTTTTTTCTTTTTGTTTCTGAGCTTTTCAAGCCTCAAGAGGTCTTTCTCTCTTTGAGTTAGCTTTTTCTTTATCTTGGATAAAGCGCTGGAGGGTTTTTTATTCATCAGAGAATATCGAAGACTTTAGTGTCTTTAGGCTTCACCTTCTGTTTCATCAAAGACTTCTTCGGCTTGGTCTGTACCTCTTTGATCTTTGCTGATCTAGAGAATCCTCTGGGACCACCACCGAGTTCGTCTAGGATTTCTCCTACCTTACTCTTTGGAAGCTTCTTCTTTAGGTACTTCACTCTTCGCCTCTTTCTTTGCTGGTTTCTTTACTTCCTGCTTCTCCGCTACTGGTGCAGGGTTCTTAGGTAAAAAGGTTTTTCCGGTTGCAATAGTCACTTCTTGCTCCTGTTTTTGGATTTACTAATGACCCTCAAGTTTTTCTTGGAGTTGTTTCTGGGATTCCCATCTCGATGATCGACATCTTTCCCATCACCTTTTTTGACACGCCCACTCTTTGTGAGGGATCTTCTGGCTTTGTTTCTCGATGCACGTTCAGTTTTAGCCTTCTTTGAGGCGTGATCCCTCGCATATTCCTTTTTGTAGTCACGTTTTTTCGTGCTTTTTGAGTGCATCTACAAAATTGATAAGGCTGTTGTTTATGGACTCTAGGAAGTAGGAAATCCGCTGTAACTGGGCTTCCACTTCATCAAATTGAGGCCCAAGGTTGATATCAACGATGAATGCCTCTTCATCTTCATCTCTTTCGTCTTCCATAACTTTCTTTTCGTACTGGGGCGGCGAAAGAAGGAATAAAACCACCCCAGTTAGCGAGGAGAATCGCCTGAATTAGGCAATATCTTCTAAAGTTATGCAAGCAATAACTTGTTTTTAAGGCGTAAAGTCTTAATATTTAGTCTTTTAAGGACTAAATTGGAGGCAAGATGCCTAAAGCAGTAGTCAGAATTGAGAAATTTTGTTCCAACGAGAAGTGCAAGAAGTTATTCGTTGACCAGTGGGGTACTCAGAAGTTCTGCACACAGAAGTGCCGCGAAAAACATCGCTGGAACCAAAGGTCTAAGCGGCAGGATAAACGAGGAGGATATAACCGAAGGATATACATTACCCTCTGGATGAAGGCAATGGGGCTAGAGGCAGACTCAGTGCCATGTCACTACTGCGAAACCAGTGTATCTCTAGATGACTTCGTTATAGACCACAAGGTTCCAAGTTCTGAACTCAAAACCAGAGAAGCAAAACAGGAAATAGAAAATCTTGTCATCTCTTGTAAGTCCTGCAACGCCCAGAAGGGTGTCTTACCCTATGATATGTTCTATACTTGGAAACAATCCCAAGTCAAACCCCAGGAGCCTGATACACCGAATACCGCTTCTTAGATTCCACATGCATCTGGTCCTTCCATCCTGTCCTACCTGGATACAGTTTTGATGCAAATGCCGCAATCGCTAAACTCATAACGCAGTCATCGTGGCTCCCTACTGCCGCGCTCATCGAGCCGTTGCTTTGAAACACAAAACTCGCCATTTCATCCAGTACAGTCTTACTGTGGACTCCAATTTCACGCTCCCTCACTAGTTCACGCAGATTATCTATAATCACAGGCTTCGTTTTTAACGTAGTCTTGAACCCAAGCTTCCTCGTAGCGCGGTTACTCCGTTCATCCAGAATCTTGTCATAGTACAGATTCGGATACTGGTGGATCTCCTGCAGAAACTTCAAAGTCACCAAGCCATGATTATTGGATTCCGTAGCCACCAAAGCCTGGTTATACCAACGGCCCAGACTTACCAGTTTCCATGCAAGCAGATCAGGGTCTATCCTTGTCCGCAAGATCGCCTGCTCCTCATAGGTCAATGCATCCAAGACCACTGCGACACTCCAGTCTGTGTCCCTTGTTCCGATCTCGATGCCCTCTGAAACGTCACACCCTATACGATACTCCCTATCCGTCTGCGGAGGGGTCCACACAATCAACTCACCCTCATCTTCCGCGCGTTCCAAATAGTACCGATTTACTCCGGTATCCTTCTTCTGTTTAACAGGAATGTTAAACAAAGAAGGTGGTGTCTCCCTTACTCGCCTCTCCGAATCCAACTGCATTGCATGTAACGCCTTCTTATCAAATACACTTCTTCCAGTAGTAAGAAACGCCTCCGAGGCATTACAAGGATACTCCTGTCTGAATAACTCTATATCCCCATTACACTGGACATCAATTGTCTGTCTACGCCACTTCAGAGTCTCTAAGTCAATCTGGAATCTAAGTGTCTCTTCCAAAGTCTCATACTCAGCATAGTGACCCAAGAGTTTCTTCTCCTCTTCGCCACCATAAGTAGGATCTTGACCAAGGCTATCCTTAAACGTCTGTTTCTCTCGCTCATCCTTAAAAGGAAGTCGGTACTCCGAAAATACAAAATATGGAATAAATACCGCAGCCCACCCTGAAGCCGGATTTTCCTCAGCATCCTTCCACCTCTCGTAGAAAATACCGCCCACTCCATTTGCTGTAGACTCCAAGAAAGCCTCCGTCTGGTAACCCTGTACCACTGTGTTAAGTACCCCAAGCAAGTACTCGTTACCACTCTCACCCCAGAATGCCACCTCTGAACAATGGAGGAGGTCCACCTTACTACCCCTGACCTCCTTCCCACCCACTGTGGCGAGGCTATAGCTCGATCCCAGTTCTGACCAGACCAGTTCGTTCTTCCCTGAATACTTGACCGCAGGCTTGATTTCGGTTGGTAGGTTCTCCTCAAATCTTCGCGCCATATTAAACATCGAATTCGTAGCACTGCGAGAATGTGTGACAATCTGAACATTACGATTCGTTCTAGTTGCCGCCTTCGCAAAATAACGTCCTTGAACATATGTACTCATCCCAAGCCGTCTGGCTTTTAATACAATGATTCTTACCATGTCCTGCTCCTCCAACTGCTTCTCTGCAACTGCATGAACAATCTTCTGAGCAGGGTTCAACTCAAAAGGGACCATCAGTCCGGTCCCAAATTCCTCTACCTTTAATCCAACATTGAAGTAGGCAATCGGATCAGAATAGATCCGATTAACCAACTCTCTTAATTTATCTGACTGCAACGTAAAAATTGTGTTTATCGATGGTTGCTACCTTACGCATACTACTCAGCCAGTAAGGCTTCCTGTTCTTTAACTCAAAATGATCCGCTCCATCTGCATAGTCTATCGTACCCTCAAGCACATGAATCGATACCTCTACCGCCTTCCTCCAGGAAGCGCGGTCAGAGATCACTTCAGGCTTTCCGTCACAGTAAAAACTGAACGCACACTTGTTCCGCAAAGGATGCCCATTCCTCCCCTTACGGCCCTGTGTTACCACCTCCTCCACTGTATTCGGAAAACGCCCACTCTCTACCCTGTTCTTCACTACTGAAGCCACTGCTAACTGACCAGCAGTCGGCTCACTCCTCGCCTCAAAATAAACTGCTGTACTCATCCAAAGCACATCTTCAGTCAACTCCTCTATTTTTGCTTTATCTGCACCGGAAAAGGTGAAGATAAGGGGCAAGATGATAAATTTCACCATGCAACCTCCCTGATTAAATTAATTTACGAAGTTCCTGACCCTGGTTAGAGCCAGTTCATTGACACAAGAATGGCAAACAGGAAAAGTACTAAACCCTTCCTGTTCGTAATGGGGAAATAAATAGTCTGCAGTTAAACTACACAAACTACATTCGGTGCTTTTCTTCAGGCTCAGAAGCACCTTCGGTGGCTTCAGCCTGTTCCTCAACCTCATATAAGTCTACTGCTTTGACCCAAGGAAACCCTGCACAATTCGCAACCTGTACCATGAAATCCTCTAGGTCTGATATGTCCAAGATTGGATTTTGTATCGTACATGTCGATACCGATTTGCCTGCCTCAAAACGAAACTCCCATCTCTGCATTGGTGAATCCATCCGTATTCCTGTTGATCGTTGATATGCTAGTCTATGATCTCTTTGTTTTTGTGACTCTCTTTCCATTTCTCTTAGCCATCGTCTTTACGTTGGTGGGCCGCCCTCCCACTCCCTGAGCCACAGATCTCTTACGTTTGACCGCGCTCCTCTTCTGGGAGTCTGACATCCTCGCTGCTTTACTAGACGGCACACACTTCGGATAACCCTTACTCGATGTACTCGCCTTCTTTCTTCCGCACTTAGGATGACCACCTCCTTTCTTCTTGCGGCTGATGTCTACCCAGCCCTCTTTAAACCATTTATCTAATCCACCCTTATTTGCCATGGGTCCGTTCCTGATAAACGTCTTCACTCAGTTCGTTCAACCTTGTCACCAACATCTCTATATGCTGTAACTCCTGCTCTAAACGAACCTTTGCGTGATGCAACGAAGCCTGAAGCTGAGTTGCAGTCTTCCTCATCTTATTAACATTACTGGGATCATCTGATAACGATCCCTCCTCTACATCATACACTCGTTATCTGTCCACCCCTTAAACGGATAAGCCTCTGCTCTTCACAGCCGCATGGAGACTCCTCAGTGCATTCACATGGATCACAACTGCACTCCAAACACTTACACTCAGGATTGCTACACTCCATAACTACTTCTTCCGCATCTTCTTCAGATCCGCACCAGTGATCTTCTTCCTCGGAGGGGCTACTGCAGCCAACTTCTTCTGCTTCTTGCTGTATTTACTATGTGGCATTACTTCTTCTTCGTTGAGGTTTTCTTTCGCCAGGTTCCACCCATCGCCTTATAACGCTTTGCCGCATACCCATTTGCATAAGCACTCGGATATACCTTGAACTTACGCTTCGCCTCAGCCTTAGCCTTAGACCACAACGATGGGTTGTTCGGTACGTTCTTACTCATTATCTACAATTCCATGCCCTCAGACTCTTGTTGATCCTACTATTCGGATCACGCGCCGTCTTAGCACTAGTCAGTTTTTTCTTCATACCCTTCATCCGCGCACAAAAGGATTTCTTCCTTTTGGCTGCGGACTTGGTTTTAGGTTTCGGAGCCGGTGGCTTCAAGTTGCCACCAGTAGACTTGTTATAAGAAGCCCTGCCCTTAGCGTTCAGGCCGCCCTTCTTGGACTTGCCCTCCTTCCGCTGCCACGCAGGGGTTTTTTTCGTGGTCACTTCTTCTTCTTCTTCTTAACAGGCTTCTTCATCATCTTCTTGCCGTACATCATATCGAGTCCTTCATGTCAATAGGTTCACCTAATTCAACAGGATTGCACTCAAGTACATATCCCACTAACTCCTCCTTTAACGTAGGGTCACCTTGAAGTTCTCGCAATAAATAATCTTCAGGGTCAATCTCTCGCCTTAACTTATCAACTACACAATCACACCAGACGGCTGCCGCAACAGGCGGCAAGCCGGATGTCTTTAATGCACTAGTATAACAACCATGCCACTTCATACGGATATCCTCCGTACTGTATGTCCTGTTATCTCCATATGCCGGTTGACCACAACTGTAAAACACCATCGTCAACGCTACAGCTAATATCCTCATTTTATCCCTTTCCCTGTACACACAATCGTGTACACCTCTCTACACTATATAGTGTTAGTGTATAGTACTGACTGTTCGCCACTTGGGGTGGCTCACAGTCCTTCGTCCCTTTTATACCAATACGGATTATAATAGTCAAGTAGTCCTCAAAAATTCGTATTGATAAACTTATACTCCACCTTCCTAGTCTCCTTCGGCTTATTCATCTCCCTGTGGTATAATATACTTACCAGTATTAAAACCATTAAGGATAAAAACAGTATCGTCTTCAGTAAATCCATCATAGGTGCAACGGAACTTCCTTATCCAACGTCAACGGCCTCTCTCTCACCAACTTCGCCTTATGGACCATGTCCGTCACCTTTGCATACCCTGCAAGGTCCACCAGGTTATCCCTCTTGTGACGATGCATCTCCCTCACTAACTTCAATCCGCACATCATCAACGCTACCTTCTCCGGTGGGATTGGGGCTATGTCCAGTATCAAGCCCCACATCTTGCCTATCCGTAGGCAGTTGTCATAGGGGTGGTCATACGCCCATTGGCGGTCTCCGTCTACTAGGCGGTCTGCTTCCTGTAATATCGTTTCTGTCATATGTGTGGCTCCATATTGCCGTGGGTCTGGTGTATCTCTTGTCCGTCTGTGTAACACCTGTTGTGCATGATCCTCTCTGAACCGCGCTTTAGGCGGTAAATCTCTAAACTGAACCTTACTATGACTAGAAGAGTGACCAGTAAGAGAGTAAGCATTAGGGCGAAGGTGAATATCATCATGTGGGTGGGAATGAGTAGGGGACTCCTAATAATTATGCATGGGAGTGGGCTGGCCCTCCAGGAGGGGGGCTGCGAGTGGACCCTCGATGCTGCGATCCGATTTCTCGGTCAGTAGACAAGGTGGCCTGATTTTTAGACAATTGATAAAACTGATATGTGCTAAAAGTGCGATTATCGTACATATAAAATTTTATCATCAATTGATCTGTTTCACTGTTTTCTTTTCAACTTGTTTTAACAGATTCTCTATCTTTACTTCGTGTTTATGCTTCACTTCCTTTTCTTGGTTAAACATGCCTATTGATTGACCAATTAATTTCAATGCGTTTAGCGATGCGGTAAAGCTTTCTGCTTGCATACTTTTATCATAAACGTCCTGCAGTTTGGCTATTACTTTGTCTGCGTTCCAGCCTGCTCTGATTGCTTTATTTTTTTGGACTTCCAATATATACGCCTGAATAGTCGGTTTTTTAAGCAATCCTGAACAATACGATTCACTGCTTGTTTCACTAAATCCTGCAAGCAATCCAGACTCTTTCACCTTCCCTGTTTCTAAGTATCGATGCACAAAATCCTGCTCTTTAGGTGACAAGTTTTTTAGGCTATCTTCCAACCTGGCTAGGCTGTCAGACGTTCTCTTAGCTTGTTTCATGGTAAATCCCAACTCATAGAGTCAAAAGTGAAGTAAGCCTCCTCAGCTTTAAGTTTTTTGATTTTACTTCCATTGTTCAAAAACTTATCAGTTTCGGATCTGATTAAACTCCTTGTTTCATCCTTGTCCAGTGCATCAATAAAATCCTTTTTAAAATGCATATCCATTTTCAATTTAAATTCTGATTTTGGTATTAACTTATTTCGACAAATAGCAGAGCAAGCTTTCGTCCTATAGAATCTTGCTTCATATTCTTTTTTACAGTTATCGCAAACTTTAATCCTTCCCTGCTTTCTTAACAATTCCTTGTTGTAGTTTTCTACTTCCTTGACATCAATTTTCAGGCATTCAGCAATAGTTTCAAAGTATCGTTTTTTGATCGGTTTGCCTGCTTTCCATCTTCTAACGGATGTTTTTGTAATCCCTGTCTTTCGCTGAATTAGCAACCAATCAGCATCCTTGATTCCAGTAAATATGGTCTTTTTCAAGTCTTGTTTGTCCTCTGCTATCCCTTGCAATCACTAAAGTTAGCCAATTTAGCTTGACATCCTAGTCATGAATTGGATAGCATTTGACCATGCGACACGGACCTAGTCAATACAGACTAGATTCCAGTATTAAATCAACTATTTATAAGGCATATCATGCAGTCTCATATCACAAAAAAGTCTAGTAATAAAAAAGTCGG